ACCATCTGTTACAGCTACACCTCCTGTACTACCATTGCCATCTATTAAAACTTTACCAGATCCATTTGGTAATACAGATATATTACCATTAGATACAGATACTATTTCTGATATTACTGGTGATGTTAAAGTTTTGTTTGTTAAAGTTTGAACACCATTTAAAGTTACATCACCAACATTAGATGGTGTAACAACTGTAAATACAATATTTACTGAACCAATAGAACCAGAGTTATCAGTCGTACATAAAAATATTTTATCTGCATTAGATGAACCTTCTTGAACAATTACTAATTGTCCTGCTAGTTCTGCAACAGTATCATAATCTGTATCTCTAGTAGCTGCACCTGAAGCTACAACATTATAGATACCATTTTCAGTAGCATCTGTTTGATCTTTTACTAAAACTTTATTTCCTG